ATGTTATAAATCCAATTCAATTGTTCTTGATTAACTCTTTCAGTTGAGAATTTTATATCACAACCAGGTGCAATTCTATCTGCAACTGAGAACAAATCAGTACCATTCGGGTCTTTTGGTGCAGTGTGCATTATTAAACACACTTTATCTCTATCTTCTTCGGGTAATTTATCTACGAATTTCTTGAATGCCCAAATAACATCAGATGGTTGTTTACGTTTAATATTTCGGTTCATCCAAAATAGAACGAACTTATATTCCTTACCTTCTATTACTTTTTGTCTGAAATCTTCAGGTACAATAGTTGGTTTATATGTATCTGGATTGATACCATGTGGTACATATGATGTTTGCCAATCTTCAAGGGGTTGAATTGTTTCTGAATCAATCTTACCAACTCTATTTACGATACCATATGTTTGTCTTGAGATACATCCTAACCAATCACATGATTCATAATAGTTTCTGTTGTAATGTGGGTCTGGTAAATCATCCCATATATGATAAAATAGAATTGGAATGTTTTGTCTTAGTTCCGCCTCCATCTCATATAACCATCTCCAATATCTTGGGTCTGTAAAGTGTAGAATTGCATCAGGTTGATGTCTCATGATTAATTCACGAAGAATATTAGCATCACCATAACCAGTCCAAGGAATGATTTTAAGAGAAGCATCTTTTACTCCTGTTAACTTTCTCATATCATCACCCAAGTCAATTTCTTTACCTTTTTCTGGATGATTAACTGCAGCTCCTAGCTGTACCCAATGGTATTTATCAACAGTACCTGTTACTAATTCCTTAGAAACTGTTGCTATACCTGATGACATTCTTAAGTCATCCGATAACAATAGAATTTTTTTCTTTTCCGCCATGTGTAACCTTTATTATTATTTTTAAATGTTTGAGAATCTTCTACGGTTTCCCCATAAAACTCTCTTACTGTTACCTACAAATTTCTTCTTCGAAACTAAACTATTAAAATTGTTTCTTAGGGAATTTAATTGTGGGCCACTTGCACTACTTGTATCCATTAATTCTTCTTTTCTCTTAAAATTGCGAGCCACTTGATTGTAACCCACTATAAGTATTTATTTCGTTCTGAAAAGTCTCATCTTCGATGTACTTATCTAAAGAACGATTTACTAATTTTTGTAACGTAATGTTTGAATCAAATGAAATTTTCTTAAATTTTGAATAAACATCTTTTATTATCTTTACTGTTGTTAATTTTGTGTTTGCCATAACTCTCCTTTTTATTGTTATTGTTATGTATAAATATATACAAATATATAAAACAGAAAATTAATTCCAAGCAGAACACAACCCTCTTTGCTTAAATTCACACCAATCACATGGTTTGCCTTTATTGGTAGGAAAATCAGTTTGAATTACCTCACCATTATCACCAAAAACAGAATCAACAAAGAACATAAAGTTCTTCCATGCCATATTCATCGAGGGTTTACCATTTGCAGGAACAAACTTAGATATTCGTGGTTGTACAAAATCAGCACCTTCCCAAAGCTTTCGTTTAAGTATCTGATATTCTACTTTAATCTTATCTAGTGGTATATCATACTTTTCAGAATAGAACTTCTTATATAATAACATCTGTGATGTTTTAATCTTATCATTCTTTTGATACTTGTTCCAACCTCTTGTTGAAGTTTTCAAGTCAATGATAATATAATCTTGGGTAGTTTTATCCTTTAGAAGTACATCAATGAAACCAATGAAGTTAACACCAGGTTTAATCTCAGCATTCAATCGTTGTTCTATTGCTATAAGTTCGAATCCACTTTTAGTATAAAGTTTATCTAATTTACTTGTGAAGTATTTCAAGATAGCCTTACCATCTTCAAAGAACTCTTGTAGTTCTTCCTTAGTACATGGGTCATCTTCACCCATCTTCTCTTTATATTTACTGAAGTGTTCTACAAGTTTATCTTGTAACATTGATTCAAGAGGTAGTGTTAATGCTTGTTTTTTAGTAACATTATACATTACATCTAAGAAATGTTGTACCACTTCGTGCATTGCACTACCAAAGATAAGATGAATATTAGCATTACTAATACCTAACTTATCAATATAATTTAATTTGTACTGTTGTTGGCATGAACTATACATACCATACTGAGAATAACTTACTCTTGCCATACTTTTATGTTTTATTTACTATGTAAATATACGAAAAATATTTGATATATCCTAATTTTTTCTATTAAAGTTTCAACTTTAATTTAGTTATTTGTTTCTTATCAATACCATATTTTTCACAAATATATTTTATATTTTCTCTGCCTTCTTTTGTTGAATATAAGATTTCACAATAATCTTCTGATTCTTTAATAGAACACATTAAATCTTCTTTTAATAAATCAACTAACCATGGTTCGTATTTATCAGATTTCTTGCCCTTTGTATATTTTAGATAATGTCTACCCTTCGGCAATAATCCAATTAGTGCCAAATAAAGTTGTTTTGGTTCTAATGTTTGTGTATATGGTTGTATCTCTGAAAGAACTTCTATCCAATCAGGATTCATAGATAAGAAACGATGAATCATATAATTACTCCATGTCTTCTTATCACTCTCTTCAAGTTTATCCCAATATTTTGGGTCTTGGAATTGAGTAATTGCCTTTATGTGGTCAAATAATGATTTAGCCATTGTAATTTATTTTAGGTAAAATATAATTAAAGAAATCTTCTGCACCGTTTGGTGAAAAGTGTTTATCATTTTCTGTTATATATGATTTTGTTTCCATTATCCAATCTATTACATCACCATCGTGTAATAAATTAAAACAATTAACACCTTCTTTTTTATGTACAAAGAAAGTATTAATATTATTATTTTTTATAAGAAATGATAATCCATTCCATATATCTTTAGAATTATTTTCAACCCAATCATGTCCATTTTGCTGTATATCTTGGTTTATTTGGTTTAGCTTAAAACCTTTATCATTTTGTAAATCAGATATTGTTATAGTGTTATCAACTTGAGGAATACTAATTCTAAAGAAATCTGGTAAACCAATAATAATCAAATCATCACTATTCCATTGTTTATGAGTTGTAAGTATTTCAGTAACAACTGTCATAACCCCATGGCCATTCTTAGCATGATTTTTTATTTCCAAATCAAAATGCTCTGATAAATACTCATACCAAGTTTTACCTTCGATATTAGCAATTACTCGTGTGTAATCAGTTGATAAAGAATCACCATATATCCAAAGTTTATTACTCATTCTTGTTCTGTAATTCTTTTGGTAATAACTCTTGATTTATCTCACCACAATCTCCACATAGATATAACTCTACCGGTACTATTGCATCATTTGGTGTACCTGTAATCATTTTTGAAATCTTTAAGAACTTAGTACCTGGTATAAATACAGTACCACCACACTCTTGACATTTCATTTCTGTTGCCTTGGATAAATCTATTTTTGGTTGTTGGGGTGGTGGGGTATTTCCTCCACCACTATTCATTCCTATAATCTTTGCCATAATTTATTTTTTGTTTTTAATTTTATCTATCACTTTCTTTTCATTACGTTTACCAATCTTTTCTGCCTTTTTTAACTCCTCATCTGTAATTTGCTTACCTTGTTGTGCCAATGTTAAAGAAGCATATCGTTTGGTATGATATGAACTTAGTGGTTTTGTGAATTGTTTAAGATGTTCTGCTTTTTGGTCTATATAATCTAAAAAATCATCAAAGTTAGATTCACCTAACAATTCCAACTCTTTTTCAGATAATGGATTTTCGTGGTCGTATATCATATCGATAGATGTGTTAGTTTTTCATGTAATCTTTTCATATGTTTACAAGGTGAATACGAACGGAATGACCTTGCTGGACATTCACAATCATCAATCTTGTAATCAGTTACCCTTACTTGATAGTACGATAACTTACCTGTCTTTTTGTTACGAGAACCCATTTCTCTATAATACCAACTATTTGTCATAACCAACGAATTTTAAATCAATATCATTAACTAATCCCTTACTTACAAAGTAACTCCACTCATCATTTAACCAATAGTTCTGTACGTTTTCAAGTGCTTTTAAACAACCTTTATGTAAATCTTCAATAGTGTATCCATCACCGTATTTAACATCACCACACAAATCTATAAGTTCATTGAGTACATCCCAATTATCTTTGTTATTATTGATTTGTGTTTCAATTTCCATCTTCATGAAATCTGCAACATAATCATTGTAATCATACATTTCGTTACTCCAAGGTTTTACTGTTTTAGGTATTATCATATCTTTTAGGTTTTAAGGTTTATATCTTGGGGATACTTCCCCACTCATTTACTATGTAAATATACGAAAAATAAATGAATTATCCTAATAAAATCGATAAAACTTTTGAAACTATTTCTTTTTTATTTCCATATTCACTTGATATCACCTTTCCTCTCCTAAAAGCAACAATCATTGGTATGTTGGTTAAATCAACCATTTCTCTACTATCAGGAAAATTGTCTGGATTAACAAATACAAATGGGATATGTCTATTTTGTTGTTGGTTAGAAACTCTTTTAAACTCTGGTTTAAGAATATCACAATTCCCACACCAATCAGTACCAAACATAACCATAAGTTTTGGTTGTGTTCTTACCAATACATCAAGTGAATCTGTTTCTAATTTTATCATAGTAAAGGTCCTGCACTACCACATTTGATTGCGGCTTTCATTCGTTGTTCTTCTAACCAAGTTAGATAGTTCCAAAGTTTTTTTAATTTGTTTATCATATGATACCTACAATTTGTATAATAGTAGCCATAAAGGTTATTTCCTTATCTACAACCATACTATCCTTATATTGTCCTTCTGAAAGAAGTAGTATTACATTTGATGTATTATCACCTGCATATTCAGCAACTTTTTCATAAAGATATCCATATAGTTCAGAGAAATCTTGAATACGTGAATCAGCAACTGCTTGTCTGATATTCTTCCATTTATTAGGTTTTGCATCGTTACCTTTAAGAATATCAACAATTTTGATTTTAATATCAGAAGATAATATATTACTAACATCAACCTTTAATTCTCCTTTAGATGAATTTAATTGACAAGTATTAATAATCTTTCTAATATCGGGATAAGATGCATCTATAATAGGAACTAAATCTTTTAATTCGAACTTAACATTTTCTTTACCAAGTATTTGAGATATCTGTACTGCTACATCTTTTTTGGTTGGTGGTACAATCTGAAAGGTTTGACATCTTGATTGTATTGGGTCAATTACTTTTTCAACATAATTACAAGTTAATATAAACCTACAATGTTTTGAGAACGTTTCCATAAGGTTACGAAGAATCGCTTGTGCATTTGGTGTCATGTAATCGAACTCATCAAGAATAACAATCTTTGAATTTCTAAATCCTATTGTTGATGCAAATCCCTTTACCTTATTACGAACTGTATCTACATTATTCTCATCAGATGCGTTTATAATAATATGGTCACAATCAATTGAATTTACAATTAATTTTGCTAAAGTTGTTTTACCTGTTCCTGCTTTACCATAAAAAAGTAAATGTGGTACATCACCACTTTGTAAGTAATCTGCAACCTTAGTTTTAAGGTGTTCATTTCCTACATACTCATCTAACTTTTTGGGACGGTATCGTTCTACCCATAAACTATTGTTTACTTCTTCTGTTTCTTTATCTTCGAAAAATGCCATTTATACACCAGAGTTTTTAACTTCCTTAAGGAAATCAATTAAAGTTTCTAATTTAGTAATAAGTGTTTGCTTACCATTTTCATCAATTCCTCTTTTATCGGTTTTGTTTATTTCACCGATAATATCGTTTAATGATGAAGCGGCTACCATTAAGCCATCTGTTTTTGAGTTAAGAAAATTCTCCGAGATTCGGAACTTCTTACATACATCTTGTAAATTCATAATTATCTATTTTTATTTGTTATACAAATATACGAAATTTATTTGGAATATCCTAATAGTTTCATAATTTTTTTTACTGATTTTTGTCCTACCTTAATTGTATGGTAAGGAACATTATTTTCTTCTAATACTTTTTTACACAATTTATCTATCTCTAATGATTTTTCATAATCTTGAAATCTTTCATCATCATTGTGTATAGTTTCACCTCGTTCTAATAAGATATTGATACAATCATATTTTCCATGTAAATCAATAACTAAATTATGGAAAGATTCTCCGTAAAATTCAGCAGGATATCCTTCTGTATAGTATCTATGATAAATAGTAGAAAATAAAATAGGTGAATCTATTACTATATAATCTACTTTACCATAACACTCTGCTATTCCTCTATGTTGGTTTGCAAATACATAAAGTTGGTCTGATATTGCTGGTATGTTGTGGTCCCAAGCTAATTTCTTTGGAAATTCATAGGGATTGTTACAACTT